GAAACGGCAAGCAGTGCTTCATCAGACCCCTTACGCTGTCTCCCGACAGCAGCCCAACCCCTGTATCGCAAAAAGCCGTTTAAATCTTTTTGCGGTTCATGGAGCGGGTCTAGGAGTCCCTGATCCCCCTCAGCCCAGAATGGCTGGTAGAGGACAGGCAGACCGGCTCTTCTGGTATCGAATGTTACTTTGCTAATGGCTTGACGCCATGTAGGGTAACACTTAGGTTCCAGAGACGTCCCACCTCCAAGTCTAAGTGCCCATCGCAACAAGCGATTAGCGCAACGACAACCACTAGACGGGCTTTTAACCCGTTCCTTTTGGTGAGGGGGGGTAACGTCTTCGCCATTAAAGTAATGGCGGCCACAAGATTCGAAAAAGGATCCTGTGACATAACTCTTCTCCTTATTTACCTCGAAGCCAACTTGTTCAAAGACGGCGTAGAGGAGGGGAATGAGCTTCCGGTCTATAATGATATCATCTCCGTAAACGGAGATGACGGCAGTACGTACGTCAAAATCGGCGTTATTCTCTGCGAACTGTTCTGAGCAAGCCCAGGACAAAGCGTAGAAAATGATGCTTTCAAGCTCGAACGTAAAACCATTCCCCATTGAACTGAATTTCTCGAACGATATAAAATCGCCCGAGGGACTCTTTATCATGTGGGTACGGACATCGTCCAGAACTTGATACCAATCTCTAGGTAGAAGGAAACGTACGAGCTCTCGAGACACTGAGTCACTGGCATTAGACAAATCAACAGTTGCCAATCCAGCCTTATGGGCTATCGAAGCTAACCATTGATTCCGAGATTGATCGTTAAGATCGATCCCGAAACGGGCCAGACGCCTACGGAGATATAAACCTATACCCTTTTGAAGATACAGATTCATCGTGGGCTGAACGTCGATAGGACGATCCTTTGACCAGTCTTTAGGGACTGAATCGAATCGACCACCATCAACAATCTGAAACTCAGAGGTAACCGTCGCTACGAGCGAAATGGGCCCTTCACAGGGTATACCACGTGCACGCAGCCAATGAAGGTCGTTTTCAAGTACAGCAGTTGCGTACCTGCGAGCCTTCAAGGTTACAGATAATTTCGGCTCCAGTAACTTATTGTCCAGTGCGGCTTCCGTCGATTTGAGGGAAGCTGTAGCACCGGGTCCCCACTCAGAAAGGTTGAAAACGGCGCCTCGGTCAAGATCTCCCAAAATCTGGCGAATTTTCCATCTAGCCCGAAACAAAACGGGGTTGATGTCTCCGAAGAGAACGCCAGACCGGAATTTCCGGTTAACAAGACGTAACTTCCAATCAACACGCTGGTACGTGTCCCAGCAATCAGCCTTAAACATGTCACTCCGCATCCCCTCATATTTCTTGAGGAAGCGCGAAACAGCATAATCAAGGGCAAACTGCCGACTCTCGGAATACGCAGTATGGTCAAATTTTAGCCGTGAGGCTTCCTTGAGACCACAATCGGATACCATTTTCCAGTATCGCGTTGCGTATTGGGTACCGGACGAAACACACATCCTCTCTAAAATTTGGAGAGAGGTACTGTCAATTTGATCAGTACTAGGCATCGAATAGCTCCTAAGCTTTAGACGCCGTATGTGGTCTGCAGATTGTCGATGTTTTGAACAGCGACAGCATTCTGCAAGAGATTGAAGGCAAATGCCCTCAAGTTCTTTCGTTCGGCTGAAGTGCCACGCTCCGGAAGATCGAAAGCCAGCCGTGCGACATCGCGATAAGCGACAGTCGGTGGCGGCGTGATTCCCGAATCCGAGGTCCCGACCGTTTCAAGGGTCGGAAGCCACAGAGCGTACACGCACGTTCCCACGCCGGAAAGGCGAGGGTCGGATTGTGAGGCACCGCGTACCTGTTTGTAAGACAAGCGATACGCGCCCAAGAGGTTGGTTGGAGACGGGGTTACCTGCTCGAACCAAATGACACCCTTCTCATCTTTTTGGATAGGGGCGAACGTATAGGCGACGGGAGTCGCCGAACCGTCATTGATGGTGACGTTTGCTGCGGAAGGCATTTGTACTTCCTTTCGAAGGGTTTCTATATCAGGCTTTTAGAACCTGATGGGTGGGAGGCCGGTAGATTTAATTTTACCGGATAGGAAATTGCTTATCATACCGCAAAAGGACGGTAGTAAAGCAACAGCGTCAGTGTAACGCTTCGCATTTAAGTTTACCTTAAACGCTAAAGAGGCAGGAGCAGGAAGTGCAGTAAGAACACTACGACGTTTTTGCGTCACAGTGGTACCGCCTTTCCAGCTACTAAAGCCGCCGTAAGAACCGTCAACCGGAGTCCCACTCGAGTTATACTCGAGAGGTCGACTAGTGTCAGATTGCTGTACGGAAACAGAAGTTGCCTTGAAACTATGGGTAACATAACCATATAGAAAGGAATCTGCAAACAGTAGGTAATTCTCCCATTGAGAGAGGACTACACCAACATTTACAAACCAATCGGCTACGAACGACAGCGGTAACAGCTCCCAGGCTATAGATGCCGGGTTAAGCGTGGTCCAGTCGTATATAGATGCATGGGAAGACCTCTGCATCCATATCCCAATTTCCACTCTCGACGTGACATACCAATTGGTCTGTACGTCAGATGAAGTATACGTAACCCCATTTTGTGAGGAGCTGCGCCTTCCCTTCACCGGATACGAAGGCTTAGTAAAACTTTTGCCCAAGGTATCCAGAGCGTCGTATGTGGAGTACACGACAGGCATAATGCCATACCGATAAGTCAACCATCCGTTGGCGGCTGTTTTGAGGATCTTTTGAACCCTCATATGACGTATATCACTATACGCCTCACGCAGCACGTTACCGACTTGGGCAACTGATCTGAGGAGCTCCATAGTCTCAGATCTTTCGGCAAAGTCTTGAGCCGCATTATACGACCCTTTGACCTGTTCGTAAATCCTATCCATACAGTCACTTTCTAACTGACTGTACAAGTTCGCGTCTTCATTCATCCACACTTCAGAAAGATCTGAAGGGGGCGGACTAAGGTACCCGAAGGAGTGATCCGTAAGGACTTGACCTTCAAATACACGCAAACTTGAGCCTTGTCCATTAAGGTACCTCTTGACTTCCTTACGGAAGTTCTGAGGAAGGGGGTGAACTTTATCCCCTACAAGGTTCGGACCACACGTGAAATGGTTTGAAAACGCTGCCGGCCATGTGATATGATTCACAAGGACGTCACCTGCCAGGCTACCACTATACTCATAGTATTCACCTGGCACATCCCGCGTAGACGGATTCATACAATATATCCTTCCGGATATTTTCACCCGCACATTTGTGCGGAGAGCGGTTTTCCGCGAAAAGGA